ATGACTGAAAGTGAGATTTTGGAACGAATCGAAGCGATGAATGGAAATCGCGATAGTGCGTTGCTAGCTAGCTTCTGGTTGTTGATGGGTGGGCGCTACGATATTCGACTGTTTACTGTAAATGATTTGAGGGACTTGGCAGGGGATAGTAGAGCAATATTTTATGCTATAAGCGAAGCCTACACCTCGGAGCAACTTACAATTTTAACCCCAGGTTTGGCTTCTGTGCTGATGGACATTCTGGTGAGTTATGAGCACGAACGAGTCCAGCATATCTAGGGCAGCCCTTATGTCAATTTTAATCTTTTTGTCATTTTTGGCGTGCCCAACTTCCTTGTCGCAGTTTATCTGGTCGAGCCTTAAATACTCGGAGGGATAGACGCCTCCACCGCTTCCAGCTTCATCTCCAGCTCCAGCTGGCTGGTAAAGCCGCCGTCGTTGAGGGTGTGAGTGATCTTGTTGATCACCCATTCCGTGGCGTCGATGGCCGGCTTGAAGCCCTGCACCCTGGCCGGCAGCTCGGCGAACAGCTCCGGCCGGCCGTAGGCCAGGTTGATGCTGAACTCGGCGGCGCCGCGCTGCAGCTTCTCCCATGCGGCTTTCGCCCCCTGCAGCGCGCTGGCTTCGCTGGCATAGATGTGGCGTAGTACCTTGACGTTGCCGGCGCTGGGCTCCACGCCTTTTTGCTGGATGGCGGTGAGCTTTTTGCGTTTGGTCTGGCGCCCCAGTTTGGTGACGGTGGCGCGGCGTTCGAAGCGGGTGTTTTTGTCGACAACGACTTCGCCGCGCTTGGCGCGGTTCAGATCCTGCCATTGCGCTTTGACGGCGGTGTAGGCGTTGCGGTCGGCGATGTTGAAGCGGTGGCTGTCGCCGCTGGCGCGGGTGAGGGTGCAGACCGGGAAGGGCTTGCCGCTGACAGTTTCGGCGTCGCCGGCCTTGCAGAACACCAGGCGGCCATTTTTCACCGTGGCCACGGCGTCGTGTTCGCGCGCCAGCCGGTGCAGCAGTTGAGCGTCGCTTTCGTTGCGCTGATCCAGCTGTTCGACGCGGCGCTTGGCCAGCCAGTCGGGTATTGCCGGCTGCAGTTGGTTGGCGGCGGCGATGGCGCGGACGATGGCGCCGAGCGTGGTCTTGCTCCAGCTTTTTTCGCGCTTGGCGGCGATGCCTTCGCGCAGGTCGGTGGAGCGGGCGCGCAGGGTCAGAATGTCAGGGGTGCTGCTGTGCTCCACTTCGTCAACGGTGTAGCTGCCCTTGTCGATCAGGCCGCTATGTTGCCAGCCCAGCGCCACGGCGATGACGGCGCCGCGGCCGGGCAGCTCCAGCATGCCGTCGCTGTCGTCCAGCACGATGTCGAGCTGGTCGGCTTCGAAGCCGCGGTTGTCGGTCAGCGTCAGCGCCACCAGCCGGCGGCGCAGCGCGCTGTCCAGCGGCTTGCCGTTGAGCGTGAGCCGCCAGGCCGGTGTCGGCGCGCCATTGAGGCCGGCAAAGCCGGCGAGGTTGTCCAGCGCTTGGCCGGCCAGGTCCAGGCCTTGCTGGGCGATGCCCTGGCCGGCGGCCGTCAGGCTGTCCAGGCTCAAAACGCCAGCTCCATCACCGCCCGGCTGAGGTTGCCGAGCAGGTCCAGCATGCTGCCGTCAACGCGCTGCAGTGTCAGGGTGAAGTCGATCTCGCGCGCCTTGCCGTCGCTGAAGAACTCGCGGCGGGTCAGGTCCAGCTTCTCGATGACATAGAAGCCGTAAATCATGCCGGTGCCTTCGATCAGCGGCCAGGCCTTGGCCTGATCGGCCATCAGCTTGAGCAGGGCCAGCGAGCTGTCGCCGCCGGTCAGCTCCGGCAGCAGCTTGCCGGACAGGGTGATGGGTTCCTCCTCCGGCCCGGTGTACTGGCGGCCGGGCGCGGCGCCGACGCGGGGATTGCCCGGCCAGCGCCAGCCGTACTGCTGTTTCATTTCCTGGTAGGGCAGGGTGCTGCGGGTGAACACGAACAGCCCGAGCGCCATCATCGGCAGGCCTAGCATTAGTCGATGTCTCCAAATTTGCTGCGCTGACGGGCCTGGGCGTCGCGCTGGGCTTTCTCCAGTTCCAGACGCACCAGCCGCGCCAATGCGCGTTCGTCCATGCCGGGCGCGGCGTGGATGGTGATGGGGGCGTTGATCATCACCGGAGCGGCGGTCGCCGCCGCCGGCCGCGCCAGCGGCGGGCGGGTGTCCAACTGGCCGGCCAGCGCCGGCCCGGCGCCCAGCATGACGCCGGCGCCGATGGCGGTCAGCTTGCCGGTGGCCTGGCGCAGTGCGGCCAGCGGGCCGTCCTGGCCCTTAACGATGCCTTGTTCCAGCCCGGCCATGGTGTAGCCGCCAATGCCGGCGAATACGCGGGACGGCGAGTGGATGTCCAGCTTGTTGCGCAGCCACTCCGGCAGCATGTCGCCGACGCCGAGGATGGCGTCCTTGACCCCGCCCAGGCTGTTTTTGATGCCGTTGACCAGGCCTTGAATGATCATGGTGCCGAAGCCGGTAAAGCGGTTCGGCAGCTCCACGCCGAACCAGCCCATTACTGCGGCGAAGGCGCGATAGAACAGCCCCAGCGGCGACCAGTTGAGGATCAGCGCGGCAATGCCGGCCACGCCGCCGCTGAACGCCGTTTTGATTTCCGCCCAGATATCGGCGAAGAAGGCCTTGATCGGCTCCCAATAGAGGTAGATCAGCGTGGCGGCGGCGGCAATGGCGGTGATGGCGAGGCCAATGGGGGTGAACATCATCATGCGGCCGACGAAGCCGACAACCTTCAGCACCGTCATCAGCGCCGGGCCTATCCGGCCCAAGACGCCTAGGCCGCTGCTCAACCCTGCAAACAGCGTGGACACGCTCATGCGGGCGAGCGCCAATGGTCCGATCAGGGTAGCCAGCACCAGGGCGAACGCGCCGAATGTGACCATGATGATGGCCAGCACCGCCGCGCCTTTCATCAGCGCATTGGCGAGCTTGGGATTTTCCCGCGCCCAGGCGCCGGTTTTTTCGGATAGGTTGGCGATCCACTCTGCAGCGGATTTCAGCTCCGGCGAGATGGATTCGCCAAACTTCACCATGGCATTGGTAAAGGTGCCGCTGGCCGCATCCCACAGATTCTTGAGGGTGCCGAGCTGCTGGTTGACGCGTTCCTGCAGGCTGGCTTGTTCCGCCAAGTTCTTCACCACATCGTCGTAGCCGCCCTGGCCCTTCTCGATGATCTTGGAAAGAACCTCATTGGTTTCCTTGTCGTCGCCAAAAATGTCTTTCAGCACCGCCAGGCGATTGACGGTGTCCAGCTTCTGCAGCTTGGCCAGCTGCTTCATCAGGTTGTCCAGACCGCCGAACTCGCCCTTTCCATTTGTGAAGTCCAGCCCCAGGCTTATCTTTTTCTTCTTGAGCAGGGACTTCTCCACTTTTTTGATCTTGTCGATGTTCAGCCCCGCCGCGATGACTTTGCGGATGGCGTTGCCGGCGGACTCTCCACGCATGCCGGCTTGGTCCATCATCACGACGAAGGGCGCGAAGGCTTTGGCGCCCTCCAGGCCCTTGACCTTGATCATGTCCATCGCCGCGCCCAAACCCTTGTAGGCTTCCAGCATGTTGCCGGAGTCGACGCCGGCGTAGAAGCCGCGCTGGATCATGTCCACCAGCCCCATCATGTCTTTTTCGCTGGTGCGGGTGGCGTCTTGCAGCTTGGCGGTGAATTCAGCGGCCTCTGTAGGCGCCATCTTCAGTTGCACGCCCAGGTAGGCAGTGGCTTCGCCCAAGCCGCCCAGCACGGACTGGGCGCTCATGCCCTGACGCTGCAGCATCGTCATCATGTCCTGAAAGTCCGCCGTGGTACCCGGCAAGCGGTCGCCCAACTTTTCGGCCAGCCGGTTGACTTGCTCGTATTCGGGGGGCACGACGCCACCGGCGCGCATCATGGCGCCCTTCAACTGGGTTGCCGAGTCTTCCGCCTCCGCGTAGGCCGCTACCGGCTTTAGCACCGCCGCGCCGGTGGCCACGCCGCCGGCCATGGAGGCCACGCCAACGCCGGCCACCTTGTCGCGCACCTCCTTTGCCCGGCCGTAGCGGCCGCGAATGTCGTTCAGCCGCTGCTGGTGGCGGCTTACTTTTTCCAGCGCGGCCTGCTGCTTCTCCAGCGAGGCGGTGACGCCGGCGACACTGGACTTGAGCTGATCCTCGTGCCGGGCCAGCTGTCCCACCTTGATGCCGGCATTGCTCAGTAGCTGGCGGCTTTTCACCAGCTCTTGCGCCAGCCGCTGGCGGTTGGCGGTGTTTTCCTTGAGCGTCACGCTTTCCTTTTGCATCGCGTCCTTGGCGCGGCGGATGGCGTTGGTTTGCAGGTTGTGCTTGTGCTGCAGCGCTTCCAGCTCAAACTTTTGTTTGGCGATGGCGGCGGTGTAGTTGCCGGCCAGATTAGGAAACTTGATCAGCGCGTGATTGAGGTTGTCATAGCTCTTTTGCGCGGCTTTGAGCTTGGCGGCGGTGGCGGTGCGTTCGGTCTGCGCCAGCCCCAGCGCGCGGCGGTGCTTGTCCAGCGCCTCGTTGGACTTGCGCATGGCTTCGGTGGAGGCCTTGGATTGTTCGCGCAGCCGGTTGAAGGATGCCATTTGCCCCTGGGTCCGCTCCAGCGCTTTTAGTTGCTCGCGGGAGTGCTTGACCGCCTGGGCCAGTTCCTTGCTGCCGGCCATGGCGTCGCGCAGCGGGCGGGTCAGCTTGTCCACGCCCGCCAGCAGCACTTCCAGCTTCATCCGGGTATCGCTCATGTGTCCTCGTTGCCGCTGCGCAGGCGGGCGTGTTCGCGCCAGTCGGCCAGCTCGGCCAGGTTCATGTGATCAAACGCCGACGGCGGCCAGTGAAAGATGACCGCGACGTCGGCGATGGCGTCTTCTACGCGGCCGGGGAGGCCGTGTCCGCTTCGCTCGGCAGCCGTTCCTTCTTCCCCAAAAAACTGGCCACCGCGATGCCGCATTCGGTCAGGTCAGCCGGGTCCATGCCTTGCACTTCCTGTTCGGTCAGCGGCGGCAGGGTGATGCGCGGCAACAGGGTGATCAGCGCGCCGACGTCCATTTGCAGCAGATCCACCAGCTTGGTGCCGCGCAGCTGGCCGGCGCTGGGCTTGCTGATGCGGATGGAGGCGATTTGGGTCTGTCCGCGCTGGATCGGTTGGTCCAGGGTGATGGGGTCTTTGTCTTGCATGGCATGTCCTTGATTTGAGCGGCCGGGGTGGGCCGGATGGTGGGTTTACAGGCCAACGTTGGCGCGGTGCGCGGCTTGGATATCCTTGCCGAAAACCTTGAACACGTCGTTGACGACATCGACTTCCAGCCACTCCTCGCCGTCGACAATCAGCTTGTAGTAGCTGAGGTCGGTTTTAACCTTGAATGAGCCGTTTTCCTTGGCCTTGGCGTCGCCCATGTCCATCTCGTTGTGGCGGCCGCGGACGACGACTTCCACCGCCTGGGCGCTGCCGTCATCCTCCTTTGCGTAGCTGCCCATGAAGCGGATTTGGGCGGCGTCGTGGCGTTCGGCGCCGAAAGTCATGACGATTTCGCGGATGGGTCCGTTATAGGTCTGCTCCAGCTCCAGATCGCCCAGGCCCTTGAGCAGCGCGACGGAGCCGATCATGCCGGCGCCGCGATACTTTTCGGTTTCCATTGTGATCTTGGGCAGCTTAACTTCCAGCGCCTGGCCGATGAAGCCGACGCCGTCGATGAAAACATTGAATTTGCGCAAGGCGCGCGGCAGTGCGATGCCTGACATGGGGTGTCCTTATGCTTTGACCTGGCTGGCGAAGTCCATCAGGTAGTGATCGGTGATGCGCTGGCGCAGGGTGATGTTCTCCGCCGGCGGCACCGGGGTGTAGTCATAGTCGATGGCCAGCTTGCCGGCCTTGAGACTGTCCTTGTCGTTGACCTTGTCGTCGAACCAGCAATCAAAGCCCAGCAGATAGCCCTGGTTGACCAGGCTGCGGCCCTTGGCTTTCAGGCTTTCGATGATGTCGCGCGCCAGGCCTGGGGTCAGCGGTTTGTCGACGGCCCAGAATTGCGCCTCGGCGAAGGTATCGGCCAGCACCTGGGCGGTGCGGGTGTAGCTTTCGAAGGCATACAGCGGGTCCGCGCTGCAGGTGCGCGAGCCCCAGAAGCGGTAGCCGTTCTGGTTGATCAGCGTAGTGACGTCGTTGCTGTTCAGGTAGTCGGCATCGGTGGCGGTGCCTTGCAGATCGAAGTAGACGTCGGCGCTGATGCCGGTGACGCCCTGCACCGGCACGTTGGACAAGGTCTTGTGCCAGCCGACGGTTTCGTCGATGAAGGCGCGCAGGCCCAGCGCGCGAGCGGTGGCGTAGGCGGCGGCCTCTTTGTTGGCGGCGCCGTCCCAGGCGATGAAGTCCGGCCAGATCACCATGGCCTCGCGCTGGCCAAAGTTCTTGCGGTAGGCCACCGCGTCTTCCATGGTTTTGCAGCCGTAGGCGGACAAGTAGGCAAAAGCGCGTATCTGCTGCGCCAGTGCGGCCAACGCCGCCGCCACCGGCTGGCTGTCCAGGCCGGGCGCGCCAAGAATGCGCGGCGACAGGGCAAAGCGGGCTTTGCTGTTCAGCAAGGCCTTGATGCCGGTCTTGCGGCCGTCGGCGCCGGTGGTGCCAATCACCTTGGTGGTGGTTTCCTCTGCGGTTTTGCCGGGTTTGACGCGCACGACGATGACCACCGGTTTGCATTGGTCGGCGATGGCGGCCAGGCTGGGCGCCAGCGTGCCCTTGACGCCAGCCTTGCCGATGACGCGGTCAACGTCGGTGATCAGCACCGGCACGTCTTCCGGGAACGCGACCGGGTCGGCGTCGTCGGAGGTGCAAACCATGCCGATGACGGCGGTGGCGATGGTGCGAATGGGACGGCTGCCTTCGTCGATTTCGACAACGCGGACGCCGTGATGGTAGTCAGTGGCCATGCGGGGCTTCTCCATGCGGGGTTTCCGGCATGGTGGCGCAGCCCGCGCTTAGATGCGACGTCGCTACGTTGTGTCAGCTGCCCGGACAACTTAGAGTGGCAGGCCGATGGTCTGAATTAGAATGTTTTAGGATGCCGCCTGACGCCGCCGGCTTGCTCCAGCATTACTTGGCGGCGGCGGGGGACCGCGAGATTCGCACGTTGTTGCGGCATCTGTCCGGCGTTGCTCATCTTGAGATTCCGCCCCATTTGGTGGGCGGCATGACGCTGGGTTTGCGGAGCTTGCTGGGCGATGCCGCGGCGCGTGAGCAAAATAAATCCCATGCTTTAGGCCAATTGACGGACAGGGAAATTCAGGTTCTTGAGGCGGTGGCTGCTGGTTGTAGCAATTGGCAAGCGGCGGAAGCTTTGGGCATTAGCGAGCGAACCGTGCGGAATCACATTGAAAACATTGGGAGAAAGCTCGGCGTGGGCCGTTCTGACGAGGGCAAAATCACCGTTAGAAAAATCATCCGCCATGTCTATTTTGCGGAGACTATGCGGGACATCGGCGTTTCCGCCGATTAACGGGTGGGAGCCGAGCCTTCACAATCGTCGTTGCAGTACATTAAGCAAGCGAGGTTAAAAATGACTCTAGGCACCGTGACGACTCCACAACAATTAAACCCTTTGATAGGGGACACCTGCCAGGACACACTGGAAAACTTGACCACCTGTCTGAACCGGCTGGGCGAAACGCTGGCGGCCAGCCACGCCGATCCGTCCATCTATTTTTTCACCGCCAGCTGCGCGGCGGCGCTGAAGTTTGAGGCCGGCAGGCTGAGCCAGCGTTAATTCCCATCATCTCAATGAAACAGCCCGGCGCTTGGCCGGGCTTTTTGTTTGGTGTTGACGTTATATCGAGCGCGAAAGGGAATCCAATTCGTCTGCATCCTTGGCCGCTTCAACTGCGGCCAGCTTGCCGCGCATAGCCGCCATTTCCGCATCCACTGCAGCCAGCCGCTTACCGGCCGGCGTCGCCGCAATCTCTGCTGGTGGCACGCCCACCAACAGTGCGTTTAGGGCTTCTCGCGTGGCGCGGTGTTGCTCGGCTTCAAGCTCGTCCATTGTGTCCGTCAGGATTTTGGCCTGCACCGCTTTGAGCGATTCCAGCGGCGGCGGCGGCGGATCAACGGCCAGCGGCTTACCGTCCTCGCCGGCCCGGATCACCTTGCCGGCGGATTGCGCAAACAGCAGGGCTGCATGCTCTTCAGTCGTGATTTCGACGGCGTCGGAGGGGATTGCTTCTCCGTGAATGGCAGGGTCGTAGAAACCAGCAGTAGATTTTGCGTAGTAGAGAAACATTGTTTTCTTCCTTGTCAGTTGCCGATGGCAAACCAACTATATGCAGAGCTCACGAAACTGTTCGTTCCGGCGGCTTTGCCATATGCCGAAAATGATGTCTTCGAAGCTGATGTAACCGCCCCCATCTGGTTGCAACCGGTTCCGTAGTCCGTTGCCATGACAACAAACACCGCATTTGGGAACGCGGTGGGGAATGTGATGGTGTCCCCGTTACCGCTAGCGATATATTGGCGCCCCCATTGAATAATCAGCCCGCCCGGCAGGCGCCGGTAGTCGTTGGGTGCGCCGGAAGATCCGAATGCACCCGTCAGCCCAAGCTGTGCCGTCCGCAAACCCATATGCCACCCGCCGACATCCACGATGAACACTGCAAATGTTCCCGGCTCCATGGAATAGGCATTTGCGCTGTTTGAGTTACCGGCAACAATGATGTCTGCGCCCTGGCGAGCAATCGTCTGAGCGTAATTGGATTCATTCACAAGGGTGATAGTCGCCCCCACTGGCAAACCCGATGCCAGCGGTAGCGCGACCGTACCCGTCGCGCTCGCGTTAATCACTATGAGTTTGCCCGCAAGCGTGGCGTCAACCACCGCAGGCAGCGAGTTCATATAGGCGACACCCGAAAACGTCAGGCCGGCAGCCTTCACCGCGGCCGTTGTTGCGAGTCGGTCGCTGTTGTCAAATTGCGGCGGCGTCGGCGCCGTGGGCTCGCCCCTCAATTGCGCACCGGCAAGCGGCGCCTTGGCGGCCAGCGCTGCCGCCATCGTCGCGGCAAAGTTGGGATCATTGCCCAACGCCGCCGCTAGTTCGTTCAGCGTGTCCAGCACTGCCGGCGCGGACCCCACCAATGACGCCAGCGCCCCGGCTACGAATTCCGCGTTAACAATGCGCTTGTCGCCAGCGCCGGGCGGTGGCGTTTTTACCGTGGGCTCGCCGGGCAGCGCGGCATTCATCGGCAAATCAGCCGATTGCAGCGCGCGGCCGGCAGTGGCGCGGCCCTTCTTGTCAACGGTCAGCACCGGATAAGTGCCGGCCTCCACGCCGGAGTCCGTCAGCGTCAGCGCAGCGCTGACGTTGCCGCCGCCATCGAATTGCACAGACCAACTACCGTCCCCGCTCATTCCGATTTTGCGTGCTGTGCTCAGCTTGTTGGCGTACTCGATGGCCAGCGCACCGGCCACGGCGTCGTCCAGCCGCTTCTTAAGCAGGGCCGTCCGGTTGGTCAACGCCTGAATCGGGATGTTGTCCGGGCAGTCCGGCCCGCCGGTTAGCACCGCGTCTTCGGCAAAATAGGGGACGCGGTCCCAGCTTTCCTTATCGTTCAGATATCCCATCGTGCTCCTCTCTCCTCACACCAGGCCGCGCGAGAACGCGCCATTGCGCTGGCCGTAGCCGTTGCGTGTTAGCGCCGCGTGGCTGAAGTCCAGCGCCACCAGCCGGCAGCGACCGGCGGCGATGTCGTCCAGCAGCGCGCGCGCGGTCCTGGCTTGTTGGTTGGTCAGCAGGCTGTAACAGATGACGCGGTATTCGGCCCAATGCGTGCCGCGCGGCCCGCGCCGGTTGTAGGCTTCGCGCCGACGGCTGCCGTCGCGCCGGTAGCCGCTGCGGCCTTGTTCGATGTCGACTTCACCCAGGCCGAGATCCCGGAACAGCTGGCGCACCGCGGCGACGGTGCCTTTGCGGCGATGCACGGCGACGGAGGAGCGAATCACGGCACGCTGGCGCGCCTCGCTGGCGGCGGCGTTGAAGTCGTCGATGCTGCGCTCCCAGGCCAGCAGCGGCAGCAGCGCCACCGGGCAGCGGGCGCTGTCGGCGATGCCGCGTATCGTCGTGGGGTCGATATCCGGCGTGCAGCTGTCGGCGATGGCAGCCTCCAGCGGGGTGCGATTGCCGGGCAGCAGGCGGCTAGTCATGAAGGGTAATCTCCTCGGCTTTGGGGAATTGGCGCAGCGAGCACAGCACATCGGCTGCCGGCGCGGTGAGCAGCACGCGGCGCACGCCGGCGACATGCAGCGCGGCGTCGATGGCTGAACGCGCGACGGCGGAGCCCAGCCGGCGGCGCGATTCCAACAGGCTGGCCAGCCTCAGTCTGGCGCCGTCCAGCCCGCCGCTGGCGGCCTTGCCGCCCGGCTCCCATTCGATGGCGGCCTCCACGGCAAAGGCCAGCGGCTCGGCTGGCCGCACCTCGACGGTGTCGCAAATCGGCCGCACGGCTTCGTCGTTGAGCGCCTCGGCGACGGTGGCCTGCAGCGCGGCGTCGGGCACGCCGTCGCCGCGACGGTCCATCACGAACACGCGCACGGTGCCGGGCTCCGGCGGCATAGGCAAGGGACTGTTCGGGCCTTCGACGCTGGCGTCCAGCACCTGGCCGCTGGCGCTGAGAGCGTGGAATTTGTAGGCGCCGGCCGGGCCGGCCACGCTGAGGCCTTCCAGCGCCATCTGGCAGCGCCGGCGCAGCGCGGGGTCTTCTTCCCACTCCGCCGGCGTGGGCGGCACGGTGTCCGGGTCGGCCGGCTGCAGCAGCAGCCGCTGCACGCCGTAGTCGGCGGCGCGGTTGTCCAGGTCGGCACCGGCGGCGTAGGCCAGCAGGCTGGCACGGGCGGCTTCATTGATGCGCTGGCGCTGCAGCAGCTCGTTGTAAGCGAACTCTTGCAGCAGCATGGTCAGCGGTTCGCTGTCCAATTGCAGAGCGGCGGCGAGCCCGGCGCGCAGATCCGGCGGCGCGGCCGCCAGCAGCCGGGCCTTGCGGCTTTGGAACAGGGTTTCGAAGTCCAGCGCCTCGATGACGTCCGGCGGCGGCAGTTGGGTCAGGTCTATCATCGCAGGCCAACCGAGAGATTGAGCGCTTGCCCGGCGGCCGGGCCGTCGCGGCGCCGCGCTTCGATGTCGATGGCCAGCGTGCCGGCCTGGCTGCCGGCGCCGATGCGCATGCCCACCCGATGCAGCTCGATGCGTGGCTCATGACGCGCCAGCGCCATCGCAGTGGCGGCCAGGCATTGCATGCGGGTTTTGCCGTTGAGCGGCGCATCGACCAGTTCCGGCAACTGGCTGCCAAACAGCCGGCGCTGGACGCGTTGATACAGCGGTGTGGTCAGCACTTTTTGCACGCACTGGCACAGCTGCGCGTCGTCGACGATGGCGCGGCCGGTGTTGGCGTTGAGTCCGAGGTAGTTCATTGCGGGGCTCCGGTGTTGCCGCCGTGGGTGTCGGGGTGGGTGTGGCCGTCCAGCACCACACCGTTGCTGCTGAGCTGGCCGCCGCTGTGGGTAAGGGTGCCGCTGATGGCGGTGCCGGTGCCGCCGCCAGTGCCGGCCAGGCCGGCTTGATAGCTGAGCAGGCCTTCGCTGGTGGTGGCGCCCTTGACGGTCAGATTGCCGCCGACGGTCAGGTTGCCGCTGGTTTCGGTTTCCGGGCAGCGGATGACGCAACGCACGGCGGCTTGAATGGTGGCGGTCTGGATGCCAGACACGCTGAGTTCGCCGCGGCCATGGTGGTAAGCGAAGCGGGCACCGTCTGGAAACACCCGAACCCATTCCCCCGTGTCCGCGCTGGGCGGCGGCGCGTCGTCGGCATTGAGGCCGAGCAGCACCAGGCCGGCGGTGGTTTCGCCGGACGGGCTCAGGATCAGACATTGTTCGCCCGGTGTCGGCGGATCCCAATCGCAGGTGCCGCCGGCGCGTGCGTGAAACCAGGCCAGCCAGCCGGTCAGCAGGCCGCCGGAGCGGACGCGGACGCGCGGCGGCCTGGCTTGCACGGCGGCGACGGTGCCGGTGCGCAGCAGGTTTTCAAAGCGGGTGATCAGGTCGATGGGGTCCATGCCGGGCAGTGTGCCCGGCATGGCGTGGCTTGTGGCGGGGTGGGTGTTGTGTGGGGAGTGAGCACAACTACGAGGTAGATACTCATTTCCACTGGGGCTTTTAATTGGCTCCTTTGTTTTGATTTGGAGGGCCGTCTTTCTTGACACCATTGCCGAGAATGTTTAGTAGGTCAGGTATGAATTTTTCGGCAAATCCAAAAATGAATGCCCATACAGCCATTTTGCACGTGTCGATATAGCCTGCAAGTTTGAAATAATATGAGTTGTCTGCGATATCTGATATTTTAGGTATTAGATTTTCGGTAATTATTCCTTTGAGCAATCCTGAGCCAAAAATAAAAAGCCCCATGGCACCAAATACTGCTCCACTGGCTAGCGCTAAATAAAGGCTCCATGATCCATCAATGAGAATGGATATGCCGACTCCGGATTTTTGATTGATTTCTTCTTTGGTTTCTACGCCCTGCAAACGTCTTAGTACACTGGTGAATGCCCCCAGTACACCAAATGTTACAGCGATTGCTAATGATTTTATTGGTAGTCCAGTATGGTCTGATATTAATGCTATGAAAAATGGAACCTCTATTAGGAATGCGGCGAGTAGTAGTTTTAAACGTAATCCATCAACGGCTCTTTCCTTTCTGATTGCTCTGTAGAACGAACGTTGCCCATTTATTGCATCGGTTAATAGTTTGTATTTCTTTTTATTGGTTTCATCGTCCGTTTTGTTTTGAAGGTTTTGATGTATAGGTGATTTTTTGAGATGCTTGATTGCATCATTATGTTCTACTCTACTGTTGGGTTTGATTGGGGCTTGGTTTTCGCTTCCTAATGTGCAGTAATCTAAAGAATTTTCCGCATAGTATGCAATCAAATACGGCAATGATTCATGATTGGCTTCATTAATAATTTTTACCTCTAGTTTGAATAGCTCTTCCCATGTAGGCATTGGGTTTAATTCTGTAGTCGAGGCGTCTTGTCTGTGGTCGTGGAATGCGTCATACATCACCTTGACACGGGTGACGTATGCTGTGGCAAGTTTGTGAACTTCAATGCGCTCTCGTTTGATGATGATGTTATTTAGCTTGGCTTCGCTCAAGACTGAAGAAAGCAGTGGAATAGGAGCCCGTAGTAATATGGGTTGGATTGCTTGGTCAAGCGTTTTTGCGAGTACGGTGGTCATTTTTCGGTTCCTTTGATTGTCTCCCTTAATGAATCTGTTGTGTGCTTTGTTTGGTGTATTTATTTGTCGCGCAACGTGTTTTATATTTTCTATTTGTGCGTGATGTGGAGTGGATTTTTATGTGGTTAAACTAGGTTTTTGGGGTTGTAATTAGAAAGAGGCCCGTTAAGATTGACTCTAACCAGTCTTCCTAGGCGTTGGGTGACGGAAGTGTCACGGCCGATGTTTTGGGATTTTGGAAATGTGCGAGAATGTAGAATGGCTTGAATGCCATCCCATTCCTGATGCGCGACAGCCAAGGGGTCCGCTGAAATATCCTTCGGGGGGCTTCCAAAAATAATTGGGCTGGGTAAGGCGCTAAGCTGGCTTTTCATCCACAGAAGGGAGCCGTCAGAAAGGCCACTCTCATTGTTTGAGATGGGGTAGCCGCCGCCTACATCCGCATGTGCACCAGGTAGTAGCACCTGAGTGACGCCGTCTCGATAGTTCCACAGTGTTGGAATGAAGTTTTTTCGCTTTTCATCCAGCGAAATGGCATGAAGGCCATAAGAGACCTTGGTGCTTAAATCAAGATCTGCAAATTGGAATGTGTCAAGCAGTTGATTCGTGTCGTTAAAGGCAGGGATGCCCATGGCTCCCACAGTATCCCAAACTGCAACTGCATATATATTGGTGCTAATGAACTGAATTTGGTTTGCTGTGAGGGCCTGGATTAAGTTTGTAAAACTCATCCCGGCAAACAGCGCATGTAAGGCACTCATGATTGGAGAGTTGTTGTTACGGTTCTGGTATCTATACCAGGCAGTACAGCCTAATTTATAGGCATCTTCTTTAGTGTGATCGCCAGCTAGTAAACCCTGGGAGCAGATCAGGCCTGCGAGTGCACGGGCCGCGTAGGCACCGCGGCTGAATCCTAGAATATATATATTGTCGCCATTATGGTAGTTTCTGGAAATAAAGGTATAGCCGCGGATGATTTGCGTCATCAGGCCATAGCCGGTCATTCCATCCAGCATGCGTGCCAAGAAATTGTCGTCGTCTCCGACGCCATGAATGTATTTTGCAATTTGGGTGACCGAGTTGCCTTGAGTTATTTTTTTTTCATATTCACCATCACTTTGCTCCAGAGGGCCGGAGTTATCTCCGGCTATCCAGTTGTATAGCTTGACCACATTGGTGGCGATTTCTGATTTCAGCTTTCCAGTATTGTCGTTGCCTGCGCCATTCCACGTTCCATCCGCGCAGTAAATGATATTCTTTCCCATTTTGATAGTCCTTATTCGAATGATGTGTTTAAATCTTAGTTTCGAGATTCCTCATTTCAATGCATTTTTTATCGGGACAAATACTTAAGTATTGTGTCGCTAATATCTTCAATATCCGGGGGAGAAAATCCCAGTAATTGGCGTGCAGGGTATTGCGCCATCACGCTGCGGGTTCGGCTGACTCGGTCGCGCAGACCGAGCTGATGCACGCGGGCGATGCGCTGGACCTGGCCGATGAACTCCACCGCGCCGCCGGCCGGGCTGGACTGGGTCTTGAGGTAGCGCGCCAGGCGTAGCTTGGCGAACATCTGACGGCGGATGGCGCCCTTTTTCTTGCGCAGCTGCGGCCGACGCGCTTCAAAGCCGCTGCCGTCCGGGTTTTGCTGCAGACGGATGCGCTGCTGCTGGCTGGCGCGCAGGCGGGTGACGATCTGGCGCGCCAGCGCGCGGCGCTGGGCGGGGCCGAGCTGGGCGAGCAGGCCGGACAGCTTGCTGTCCAACTGGGCGAGGGCGTCCGCCATCAGAACATGCCCGGCGGGTCTTCCGGCTCGCCCAGGTATTCGAAGGCGAAGCCGCCGGCGGCGTCTTTGACCGCCTTGACGCGCTCGCTCAGCTTGACGGTGATTTCGATGTCCTCGGCGCTATGGCTGATGATTTCGCTGCGGTAGCTGAGGCCATCGGCGCGCGCGTCCGGGTTTTGCAGCAGCGGTGGTTCGTTGATGGCGATCCAGTCCAGCAGCGGCAGCAAGATGGATTCGATGCCGCGGCCGTATTCGATGACGACCAGCTTCAGAGTGTAGTGCAGGGTGAAATGCAGTGCGCCGGGGCGGATGGCCAGCTGGCCGTCCTCGGTCCACATGGTCAGCCGGTCCGGGTTGTGACGCAGCTCGGGCAGCGCGGCCTCCAGCGCGGCGCGCAGGGTGTGCGGCTTGTTCATCTTTCCGCCCATTGCTGGCAGGGCACGCAGCGGGTGCAGCCGGGGACGATGCGCTGGCGTGCGGCGGGAATGGGTTCGCCGCAGTCCTCGCAGTGGCTGAGGCTGTCGCCGGCGGCGCGGGCGCCGGCGAAGTGGGCGTCGATGGCGGCGTCGCGCTGCAGCTGCTCCAGCGCCTGGGCGCGGTCGTAAAAGTCAGTCATGGTCTTGGCATTCGATGGTGGCGTTGACTTTGGCGGCGCAGACTTCAAGCGCCTGCCGCTGCAGTTGCAGCGCCTGGGCCAGCTGGCGGTTGGTGGCCGGCGCCGTCGGCGGCAGCTGGCAACGGGTCAACGGCGCGCAGCGCGGGCTGCTCAGCACCGTGGGCGCCGGCGGCGGCGTAGTCGAGCAGGCGGGCAATGTCAGCAGGGATAGCCACATCGCCCCAAGCGAGAGTTTCCGGGGTGGCATTGAAGGCTTGCTCCAGTTTGGCCGCGTTGGCGGCGTGTTTGCGGGCGAGGGTTTCCAGCCGCTCGGTCAGCTGACGCACGGCGGTGGCCTGGGCGCGGGCATCCTGCTCTTGCTGGCGTAGCTGCGCGGCCTGCTGGCGGTGGGCGGCTTCCAGCTGCGCGTAGGCGGCGATCCGTTCCCGCGCCGCCGCTTGCTGTTGCTGGATGACGCGGTACTGCAGCCACAGGCCGAGCCCGCCGAGCAGCGCGGCGAGCAGGGCCAGGGCGGCGGCGTAGCGCTTGACGAGGTCGGCAAGCATCAGCGCACTTCCTTGGGCAGTTCGAAGTGGGGAAACTCGCGGAATGGCGCGCCGGGGCGGCCGTACCAGTTGAGGCCCAGCTCCATGCCGATGCGGCCGGCAATCTGCCAGTGCGGGTGCGCGGCGCTCCATTCCGGCTTGCCGTTCACTTTTGGCACGATGTCGAAGGCGCGAGCCGCCGGCTTGCCGCCAAGCGTGGCGTTGTGGGCGGACTGACCGGCGCGGGCGTTGGTGACTTTGGCACCGGGGGCGGTGCGGCCCTGGGCATAGAGCTGGCCTTGCTCTTGACCGCTGCGCCAGGTGCAGGTGATCAGGATGTCGAGGCCGGCTGCCTGGCAACGCTCCAGGAACTGGCGGCACAGCGGCTGCAGCGCCGGGTGCAGGTCTTCAATGCGACGGCTGGGCATGGCGGTTTCCTCCCTCAGATCCACTTTTCTTTGCGCAACAGGATGGCCAGCCAGGACTGGCGGTTGTCGGTGGTGCGGAACAGCTCCACCACATTGCCGCGCACCGCCAGCAGCGCCAGCAGCAAGGCCAGGTGCAGCACCAGCTGCGGCAGGCGGCTATCCAGGCCGAACAGCTCGAACACGCCGACGCTGCCGGCGGCGACGGCGAGCAGGTAGGCGAACAGGCCGGCGCGCGGCCGGTGAGTGGCGCCGCCGCGGGCGAACAGCAGCAGGCGGGCGGCGATTAGCAGGCAAACCAGGGCGGTGGCGGTGGGCAGGGTCATTTCTCTTTCCCTTTGAGCAGGCGTAGCTTTTGGAAAAACTCCGGGTTGTCGGCGGCGCTGATCAGGCTCAGCAGCGCCTTGACGGCGAGGGCAGAGGCGATCAGCGCGCCGACGCCGTTGCTGACTTCCACAGGTTCCGGCAGCAGCCAGTCAACGAAGGTGGCGACGCCGCGGGCGGCAATCAGGCCGGCCACGAAGCTGAGCACGAAGAAAACCGCCTTTTTGCCGACGCCGATGTCGCTGGAGCTGATGACGAAGACGGCGCCGCCGGCGAAGGCGCCGAGCACGACGGCGGCGTCGACGCCGGGAATCAGGGTCAGCAGCGCGGCGGCGGCGAGCGCTCCGGCGGTGGTGGTGGTGCTGATGGGTTCTGCCATGTTTAGTCCCACAGGTTGATTAAGGTTTTGACGGGTTCCGCGTCGGCGGCGTCCAGCTCCGGCAGTTGCACCGCCAGGCCCATGGGCAGCGTTGGGCCGTGGTCCGCCAGCCCGGGGTTGGCGGCCAGGATGGCTTCCACCACGCCGGCGGTTTTGCCGTAGTGCCGCCAGGCGATGGCGTCGACGCTGTCATGCTGCTGGGCGCGAACGGTGCGCATCAGATCAGGTCCACGGTGGCGCGGCCCTTGCTCTGGATGTCGCTGATGGCCCAGCGCGCGTCGCGGCGCAGGTCGTCGGCGGCCAGGTCCAGCTCTTCGGCGCGGCGCCGGCCCTCGGCGGTGCTGTCGAAGCCGCGAAAACGTTCGTTCAGCGCGGCGGCGGCGGTGGCGTAAATGGCGCGGCGCCAGTGACTCAAGTGGACGGGCTCGCCGTCGATGTCTTCGCCGGCCACATCGGCCAGCCGCTGGACGCCGGCGGCCTGCTGGCGCTGGCGCCACTCGCTCAGCTCGGCGTTGACGCTGGCGATGGCGACCACCAGTTCATGGCGCAGCCGTTCGTCGGTGACGGTGCCGTCCAGGCGCATCACGGCGCGGGCGTGGGCCGGGTCAATCTCCGGCCAGAACGCGCCGGCGCGGATGGGCTTGGCCAGCGGGCTGTTGGGCGCCGGGGCGGCGGTGGAGGGGATGATCATGGGCTGCTGTCCTTGGTGTGACGGTGGAGGGGGCTTCGGCTGTGGGCTGGCGCCCGGCGTCCACCCCCTGCCGTCAGTCGCGCGGGGTCGCTCGGTTACGCCTGTCCGCCTGTGGGCGGCTGGGCGTTGTTCTTGATGGCGCGTTCAATGCGCTCAATATCTTTTTTCACGCCGACGCTGTCATACAGCTGCTGAGCACGGCGCAAATGCTCCAGTGCGCCGGCCGGGTCACTTTCGGCGAGCGCAAGGCCGATTTCTTTGAGCAGCTTGGCGCGCGCGGCATCCGGGATGTCATGCCCCTTGGTCAGCTCGTTGGTGTAGACGAGGATGCCGACATCAAATGGCTTCTTGCCATCTCTGGCGACCTTGGCGGCGATGGCGAACTGATCGACAACAGCCGTGGCCGGCGTGCGCGTGAATTGGTCCGGCAGCGGCAGATCATGGCGGAGCACGTACTCAGCGATGTCCAGGGCAGTGCTGAAGCAGCCGGCGTCGATGCTCCACATCATGACGGTGGTGACCACATCGTCAGGCCGCCCACTATCCGATTGCAGCGCGCCTTCCACCCAAGGCAGGTAGTCCGGCAGCACCTGGCGTTTGACCTCTGCCTTGCGTTCCATGGAGTGCACCAGTTTGAGCTGGCGGCGATCTTCCGCCAGCTTGACCAGCATCAGCTCGTAGGCGGAGCAATTGACCGGGCCTTCGTCGCCGGTCAAGGCCGAAGCCTTGGCGGCGCTGGCCCGCTGGAAGTGGGCGCGGGCGTGGCTCATGCCGCTTTAACCGGCTCGATGTTTTCCACCAGGCAACCGGCCTCGTAGCGTTCCACCACGTAGGCTTCGTTGTTGCTCTCGTAGTTGGCGGCTTGGTTGTAATCAGGCTCTTCGCGCAGATGACGGCGGCGGCTGCCGTTCTGGTAGTAGATGGACAAGTTCGACAGCGGGGTGATCAACATCGCGCCAGCCGGGAAGAACGGGACGGTGACGGCCGGCAGTCCGCCGACGCGCTTCTGGCTGATGACCATGTCCGCCGCCATTTGCTCGGACGGCGGGTTGTCTTGGTTGACGATGGGGAAGTATTTGTCATGCAGCAGGTCGCGGCCCAGGATGACCACCAGCCCAGGATTGCCGGCCAGGGTCGGGTCGATCAGACCGGCGACGGCATCCATCACCAACGCGTCCAGGTTGGCGTAGTCGCCGCCCTTGTCGGACTTACCGATCACCACTTTGCCGGAACCTTTTTTGACTTCGGCCATTACGCGTTCCGATGCTTTCTCGCGGTAGTGCTGCAGCCAGCCCTTGTTAACGTCCTGCAGCAGCGGATTTTTAGCGCGGTCGGTTTGTTCGGCCACGCTGACGCCGTTAAAGCCGATCATCATGCGGTCCAGCGCTTGCTGCTTGATGATGACGTCGCGCAGCTTGGTCTGGAAATCCGGGAACTTGGCCCACGCGTCGAGCTGAACATAGGGCAGCGCGGTGTCGAACTCGGTGAACTCACAGCGATACTTGTGGCTGTTCATGTCCGTCAGATTGCGCGGGCGGCGCGGGTTGTTTGGCGTGACCTTGGTGCGGCCGGCAATGGTGCCGAATACGCCCAGGCCCAGCTTTTCGCCTTCCAGTTCATCGACGCCGACAATGTTGATGCGGGACAGGAATTCGCTGGATTCCTGAAGCCGAGTCTCCAGCTTTTGCTGGATCGACGGCTGGACGCTGAAGGATTTTTCGACGGCGCTGGCGCTGACGCCGTTCAGCTTGGCGATTTGCTCGATCAGCTGGGTGAACACATTGCGGGTATTGGTCTTCATTCGGTTTGGCTCCGTGATAGGTGAGGGCTGATCAGCAGTCGGTGACGTGTTCGACGTCGCCGCCGGTGGCGGGGGGACGCGCCGGGTTGGCTGGCTCTTTGCTCAGCCTGACGACCAGAGCCTCATGCTCAGCCTTGCCTGCGGCGACTTGCTCGCTGAGCGTCTTGAACTCGGCAGCGGTCGGCATGCCCCTGAATTGCTCCAGCAGCTCGCCCTGACTCTCTGCAATGGTTTGGACGGCGGCGGACAGCTCGGCGGTGTCGGCGCTTTGACGTTTGGTGAACTTGCCAATCAAGCCCTTGATCTTGTCGTTGAAACCGGCCAGCGCGCTGGTGCCGTCTTCTTCAAGCTCCAGGGTGAATTCGACGGCTTCGGTGAACAGATTGCCGGGGCTGAGCTTGCGGCCGGCCAGCGGGTTTTTGCGCTGGGTGGCACTGAACTTCAGCATTTCGCAACCCAGGCTGGCCGGGTCGTCGGTGACAGCCAGGCCCACCAGATAGGCTTCGCCGGTGCCGGCAAAATCCGTATCCACTTCGATGGACGCGAATATCTTCTGGCGCGCCTTGTTCATCGCCACCAGATCCTCGGTCGGGTCGAGAACGACGAACAGCCCCAACTTTTCGTCTTCAACCTTTTCCGCGCCCACCTCTAGAACGTCGCCATAGCGCTTGAACGGGCCATCGGGCAGCAAGCCCTTGAAGTGCTCCAAGTTGACGCGGGCGGCGTACTTTTTCGGGTTGTAGTTGGCGGCCATCTGCTCGATCCAGCTGCGTTCGATAATGCGGCCGTCGGTGGTCGCGCCCTCGGTGGCGACACGGAATTTCTTTGCCTTGCTTGCCATGGTTTGCTGTCCTCGGTCGGGTATGGGTCGTGGCGATGCGCCCATATTCCGGCGGTGAGGCCGTGCCGTCATCGACATGTCGTTGTGTCACGCCGCAGGACAACCGGCATGGCGGGATTTAGCCGGGAGCGCTCTGCACACTCGCGGCATGACAAGCACTTTTCCCATTCCCGACGATCTGGACCCGCGTCGCCTGGCCAAGCATCTGTACTTTCAGGGCTGGCGGGTGGCGCGCATTGCGGAGACGCTGAAACAGAAGCCGGCGACCATCCATAGCTGGAAGCGGCGCGACCAGTGGGACGACACCACGCCACTGGAGCGAGTGGATTGCGCGCTGGAAACGCGCATGATTCAGCTGATCAGCCTGCCGACGAAGGGAAACAGCGAATACAAGGAGCTGGACGCCCTCGGCCGGCAGATGGAGCGGCTGGAGCGAGTGCGACGCTTTCGCGACGGCGGCAACGCGGCGGACCTCAACCCAAAGGTTGCGAACCGCAACGCAGCGCCGAAGCGCCAGCCGGTCAAGAACGCGATCAGCGAGGAACAGGCAGCCCAGCTTAAGGCCGCTTTTCTGGAGCGGATGTTTGGCTACCAGAAACACTGGCACAGAGCCGGCCTGGCGGAGCGCGACCGCGTTATTTTGAAGTCGCGGCAGATTGGGGCTACTTATTATTTCGCCCATGAGGCGCTGATTGACGCCATCGAAACCGGCCGGAATCAGATTTTCCTGTCGGCCTCGAAAAGCCAGGCGCTGCTGTTCCGCAACTACATCGTGAAGTTCGCCGCCCAGGTGGCGGACGTGGAACTAAAAGGCGAGACGATTATCTTGCCCAACGGCGCGGAAATGGCATTCCTGGGGACCAACTCACGCACCGCGCAGGGCTATCACGGCAACCTGTATTTGGACGAGTTTTTCTGGATTCCGCGCTATCGCCAATTGAGGGACTTGGCGGGCGCTATCGCCTCGCAGTCCCGATACCGCAGCACTTACTTTTCCACGCCATCCACCATGACGCATGAGGCGTACAAGTGGTGGACCGGCGACGAGTTCAACCAGGGCAGGCCAAAGGCCGAGCAAGTACAAATCGACGTCAGCCACGGTGCGTTGCAAGGTGGCGCGCGCGGCGGTGATGGCTTGTGGCGCCAGATTGTGACGATTGAGGATGCCCAGGCCAGTGGCTGCAACCTGTTCAACATCGAATATTTGCGCCGCAAGAACACGCCGGACGTTTTCGCCCAGCTCTACCTGTGCCAATTCATCGACGACGGTGCATCGGTGTTCAGCTTCAACCTGATGCAGCGGGCCATGGTGGATAGCCTTGAAGAGTGGGGCGGTGATTGGAAGCCCTTCACCTTGAGACCGTTCGGCAATCGCCCGGTGTGGCTGGGCTATGACCCGGCCAAGAGCGGCGACAAATCGGCGCTGGTGGTGCTGGCGCCGCCGGCCGTCCCCGGCGGCAAGTTCCGCATTCTTGAGCGCCACCAGTTCCAGGGCGCGGACTATGAGGCGCAGGCCAAATTCATCAAGGACACCTGCGACCGCTTCCATGTGGCGTTCATTGGTATCGACACGACAGGGCTTGGGTCTGCGGTTTATCAACTGGTGCAGAAGTTCCGGCCGGATGCCGTTGCATTTGAATACAACGTCGAGCTGAAAACCAAGATGGTGCTGAAAGCGATGAACGTGCTTGGCAATGGCCGACTGGAGTACGACGCCGGCCATACCGATATCGCCGCCAGCTTCATGTCCATCAAGAAAGTCCTGACACCGTCCGGCCGCCAGGCGACATACCAGGCCGGACGCTCCGAAGAAACCAGTCACGCGGATCTCGCGTGGGCCACAATGCACGCCCTTTTCAACGAGCCGCTTGAAGGCGCGACCACCACCAATTCCAGCCTCATGGAGATTTTCTAATGCGTAACCGTTATCGCCTTCTTCCCCACACGCCACCGCCGCATCTTGGCACGCCGGCAGCCTCCGGCGACAGCGGCTCGCCGCTTGCGTTTACTTTTGGCGAGCCGGTGCCGATGTTGGATCGGCGCGAGATCATGGACTATCTGCAGTGCACGGGCAATGACCATTGGTATGAACCGCCCATCAGTTGGGATGGCCTGGCGCGTAGCCTGCGCGCCAATGTCCACCATGCCAGCGCGCTGACGGTAAAGCGCAATGTGCTGGTCAGCACCTTCAAGCCGCATCGGCTGCTGAGCCGGTCGGCGTTTTCGGCCTGGCTGATGGATTATCTGGTTTTCGGCAATGCTTACCTGCAGGCCATCACCAACAGGCTGGGCGGAGTGATGGAACTGAAGCCGGCGCGCGCCAAGTATGTGCGACGCGCCAAAGACCTGCGCGGATTCTGGTGGGTGCCGGGATACGATCAAGAGCAGCTGCTTGCCGGCCAGGTGATGCACTTGATGGATGCCGACATCAATCAGGAGGTGTATGGACTGCCGGAATATCTGGCCGCGCTGCAATCGGCATGGCTCAACGAATCGGCGACGCTGTTCCGCCGCAAGTACTACCTAAACGGCTCGCACGCCGGCTTCATCTTGCATCTATCCGACACCGCCCACAACGAGAAAGACATTGACGCCATGCGCCAGGCGCTGAAGGACAGCAAGGGGCCGGGCAACTTCAAAAACCTTTTCCTCTACACGCCGAATGGCAAGAAGGACGGAGTCCAAGTTATCCCGCTTGCCGAGGTGGCTGCGAAGGATGAGTTTTTCAACATCAAGAGCGTGACGCGCGACGACGTGCTGGCCTCACATCGGGTTCCGCCCCAACTACTTGGCATCATGCCTGGCAACGTCGGTGGCTTCGGCGATGCGCCTAAGGCGGCTGGCGTGTTCTACGAAAATGAAATCCGCCCATTGCAGCTGCGGCTGCAAGAGGCCAATGATTGGGCTCACAACGCGCTAGGACTTCGCGAGGATATTATTCAGTTCCGCGAGTATGCACTGGCCACAGTCTCAGGCTGA